GTTCGTGAATAGGTAAAGTTATGATGCGCTACCAGGCTGCGCTACTCCCCGACACGGTAAAAAACACCGCAAATCAGCCAAATAATATAATTGATTATTAGCTTGTCGCGTATTTGTCGAAGGGATTAATATAGTAGTTTACTGATTAAGTAAATTGTTTAAATAATTTAATCTAGCTTGTTCTTCAGACTCTTGTATTGATGAAACAAATGGTCTTGTTGTTCTTAAAGTGTCTGTAACAGGAACTTTATTTAACAATCTTTGACCTTGACCAACTTTTAAAGCAGTTTCACCTACTAGTCTTGGAGATTGTATTGCCAAACTAGGTAAAAGCGTTACAGGATCAATATAGCCTAAAGCACCAGCGCCAACTTGACCACCACCAACGACTCTTTGTATTCCTCTTGGTGTTAATTGGTTTAATGATTGACCTGCTAATGCTGGTAATAAATCAGGATCTAAATTTCTTAATAATTCTAGTCTTGCACCATAATTTGTAGAGGCATTATTTCGCATTACAGATTGTAATTTTCTTAAAACAGTTCCAGCAGCAGCTTTGTTGTTTAATGACAGTTCTTTCATTATTTCTTTTTCAAATTTAATAGCTTTTTCATAAGACTTCATTGTGTCTGCATATTTTGGAACTTGTTTTACTATTTCATCGTGGATAGCTTTTCTTACCTTTGTTACAACAACAGACTCTTTGCCTGGTTTCCATAAAGAATCAACTGCTTGTTTTAACGCATCAACATTTTCTGCTAAGTGCAAGTCTGGATTGTTTTTCCATTGTTTTATTAATTTATCAATTTCATCAAATTTTTTCTGTAAATCTGCACCACCTTTTAATACAGGCCCTTGTTTTGTTTTAATTGTAAAATCATCTAAAACATTTTTGTATGCTGTTTCAATACCATCAAAATTAACTTTTGTTTTAGCAGCTTTTACTGCATCCATTCCACTTTTATAATTTTGAGATTTTGATTTTTTTAATTGATTTAGAGAATCAAATGCTTGGCTTACAACATCATCTGCTGCTGCATTACCTCTCATGTTGTCTATTAATACTCTTTGTGCATCCCCGCCAGATTTACCAGCCCTAACAGCTCCTTTTATTGCATCTCCTCCAGCGCCAGTTGTCATTCCTAAAACATCCGCAAGGACATTCCCAGTCTTGTTTGCAACTATTCCAGCTCCTTTAGTTATTGGAGTTACAGGATCTATAACTTGACCAACTTTATTAATAGCACTTGTTGTTTTTCCTGCAACACCTGGTACTTTAGCTGCAAGAGTAGTGCCTCCTGTAAATAAAATAGAAGCATCTCCAGCAAAACCAACTGGATCATTAGCAAATGTATTTTTAACTTTTTCTAAACCACCGTATCTGTTAGCAAAATATTGACCTACAGCTTTTGCAAGTTCTTCGTTAGGTTGCTCTCCAGGTGTAAATAATTGATAAACACCAACCCCCAAATCTTTTAATGATTTTGCTGTTTCTATGGGGTTTAATAATGGTGTAATTAAATCTTTACCAAATTGTAATGCGCTTTGTGGAGTGTTTCTAATAGCTTGTGATAAGACACCTCTTTCTTTTTGGGGAGCAGTTACAACAACTTCTTCAATTTCTTTTTGTTCTTTGGCTTGTTGTTCTTTTAATTCTTCAAGTAAAGACATTATTTTTCTCTTTCTTCTAAAAATCTTATAACAGCATTTTTTGTTGCTTCATCGCCATTATTATAAATAGCTTTTAACTCTGCATCGCTTTTATTAGAAAAATCATTTATTGAATCAAAAATACGATCAAAAGTTAATGCTTTTTGCTCATAACCCTCTAAAGTTCCTTTTTTTCTATAATGTGCAATCATATCTTCTTTGCTAGAAGCAGCACCCTCAATAGTTTTTAATAATCTTTCTAGCCTTTTAATATTTTCAGCTTCAGGTAATCTTTGGTCAAATGCGGCTGCTACCAATCTATCACCTTCTCTCTCTGTAAATTGTGCGCCTAACTTTTCTCTCAAAGATTGGAAAACAATATCTCTTATATCACCAATAAACGATAGAGCTGCTGGATTAACAAATGACTGCACGGACTCTGGAATATTACCAACCATAGGCCCAGATACATTTAATTCTCCACTTTTTAATATTTTAATTTTATTTTTTAAATTATCTATATTTGCTTGTATTTGTGCTTGACCACCACCCAAATAATCTACAGCATCTTGTCCAAATGCTTCATCTATTTTCATTTGTATGGGAGAAACAACAACCCCGCCTTGTTGTCCTCTTTTCTTAGATTTCTCTAGTCTTTCAATAGATTCTTCATCTAATTTTTTAAGTTGTAAATAAATTTTCTGTTGGTCTTCGGGTAATGATTGATAGAAATTAAAATTATCAATATCTGCGGTGCTGCTTCTTTTGCTTGTATCAGAAAAACCAAACAACCTATTCATTTCAATCATAGCAGCTTTATCAGGGTTGTTTGCTATAAATTCATCTTGAAGGTTTTTAAGATCTGCCTTCCTCTTAGCATCTTCTTCATCTAACATTCTTTGTCTTATAGTATTTTGTGCTTGTTCAACTCTTTGTGGATTGCCAGATTGCCTTGCGCCAATGAGATTCATAGCTTCACTAAACTTTTGCAATCCTTCAACTTGCATTTTTCTTCTATCGCCTTTAGGTAAATTTAAAAACTGATCGGCTGGCATACGATTGTCCATGCCATATTGACCAAAAGCACTTCCGATTTTTTGAAATATGTTTGCCATTATAAAGCTCCGTAATTTACTGTTAAGTAACCGCTTTCATGTTTAGATACTGCATTAGGTATATGTGCAACTTCCTGTGCAATAACACCAATCTCAGGAGTGTTAATACCAAGTTTTTTAGCAACATTATTCCAAGTCCATGTATAAACATTATGTCCTTTAGACTTTCCAACAAGTGTAATGTTGTCTTTTAATCTTTCATCAGAAAATAAACCCATTATTGTTCCTATAGTACCTGCGGCATTTCCTATCTGCTCTACAGTTCCAGGTTTATATCCTTCTGTTACAGATCTATCTCCAGGCAAGGCACTAACACCTTGCGCTAATAAACTTAGTTGTTGTGGGCCGTAATTTAATGCACGCATAAACTCGTTGTAACCAGCATCCATACCTCTTTGTTGTAGTCCTTGCTGTTGACCACCTATGCCAGATAGTAAACCTAAGTTTCTGTACTGGTCGCTTAATTGGTCGCCAAGTAATCCAGACTGAAATCTTCTGTTTTGCATATCCAATCCTGGTTGCATACGAGCTGCTATGTTTTGTGCATCTAAGTTTGCTAAACCAAATTGGTTACCGTAACCAGCATTAGCCATTGCTACTTGTCTGTCTTGGTCTGACATTAATTGTTGTGCTGAAAAATCCCTGCCTATGTCTTGACTAGCTAATCCAGTTGCTTTGTCAAAACCTCGTGATCTTAAATCAGCTGCAATATTGCCAGCTCTGTCTGCAAAGTTTCTGTTTGTTTCTGCCTCTAGTAATGCTGAACGAGAACCACCAAATGCACCTCTGCCGATTGCTGCATCTTGGTCTGATTGTAATTGCATCTGTCTTGCACGGTTTAAATCACCGAGAGTGTTGTCTATAACTTGTGATTGAAAGGGGTTTTGATATGCGTTTAGGTCTGTGCTTAATAATGATTGTGGTCTTATATCTCTTATATCACCACGATTAATGTCTGTTGCAGAACCAGTAACAGGTGATACGGTTGGTGCAGACATATTAGCTAAGTTGTTTAATCCTTGTCTAGGATCAAACCCCATTGATTGACCAAACATATTTCTTGTTGCATCAAAAGTTTGTAATTGGTCTGGATTAAATCCTGCTACCCTTGAACCTGTAAATGGTACAAACGGTTGTTGTGCTATACCTTTCGCCTTTCCGTAAAGGTCTTGGTACATTGCCATTTGTGCTGGATCTGTCGTTGTCGTTGTTGTGCTTTTTCCTTTACTCATAATTCTTTTTTCACTAAATATTCTTGTTCAAAGCCAAGATGTTTAAGTTTTCTTAGCCAACCTTTACGGCCGCCACCAAAAATTCTTTTACAGCCAAAGTGTTTTGCAAACTGTTCAATGCTAGGGAGCATTAATTGTAGTTCTTCAAATTTGCCTCCAAGAAAAAGTATGTTTAACACCTTTACTCTTGGAAACTCTACAATCTCAGTTATCATTACTGAGTCTTTACCAGGCCATAAATGAAACATTCCCAACCTGATTTTTTCTTTAATATCACTTAAATTATACATATCTTGGTGCTTTAATGCACGAATAATATGCGTATCTAATCTGTCAAACTCTAGTTCCCAGTCCTCTTTAGACCGTTGTTGCGGTTGAGAGGTTTCCTGAGTTGTCGACACTAACCTTATATTTTGTTCCATTTGGACTTACTAATACTAATTCAGTAGCATCTCCGCCACCTACTAGTATTCTTTCTCCTTTGTTAAAAGTAATACCTGTTTGATATTCTATTTCTGAAATTAAATAATTCAGATAGTTTTTATCGTAATCTTCACCTGGTCTAGTTAGAGTTTTTCTTGCCACTATCTACGACCTCTGTTTCTTAAATTTAATCTTATGTTACCAACTTGGAATGTTTGTGCAGTTGATCCTGTTACAGTCATTGATACTTGTCTTGCTGTAAACCTTGCATCGGTGTAACCATCGTTCTCAAATGTAAAGCTACCAAAGTCTGTTTCACTTCCTAATGGTGTAAATTTGCCCTTAAAACTAATTGTAACGCCTGGTAAGGTGTTTGCTTCTTCATCTGGTAGTATTTGGTTACATTGCACATAATTGTCGCCATTGCCAATCTCTATAGGCCCAGACTTGCAAAAAGGAACTGAATTACCTAAGTTTTCTGAATTACTTAATGTTGTGCTTTCGTGTTGATACACATTGCCTAAACTATCGCAGGCTATTGGGAAATCAAATACACCTTGGTCAATCCAACAACCTCTGTCCATAGAACCAATGCTCCAAACATTGTCAACATAGTTCCAAATAACATATTTGTTTGGTGTTTGTTGTGAATCTCCTTCTGGGTAAAACCACCATATCTCATTAAAGTTAGAGTTATGGCCACCACAAGCAATACGTCTATAAGCGTATTTAATATTATCAAATACATGGTCATGCACATCGCATTTAATTTCTTTAACAGAGCCATCGAATACAAAGAAAGAGTTTTCACCCATCCATGATAAAAAATTACCAGATGTAACTACTGTTCTTGGACTCGCAGCTTTACAGTTAGTACCAGCATCTTGTATTCCGTATATAAAAGGAGAACCTGTATAGTAAAGTCTTGCTATACCTGTGTCTGTAAAAATGATGACATCTGTTTGCCACTTAACTGCACTTAATATTCTGCCGCCTGTTGGTATTTGTAAATCACCAGCTGTATTAGTTGCTGCTGCTGTCCAGGTTGTGCTTGCTTCTCTTGATGACCATTGTACTTTTCTAGGATCTCCACCTGAGCCTAAAGCTAAAACATGGCGTTCGTTAGTTACTAATACACCAGAACATCCTGTTGGAGAATTGGTTAGTTGTGAGCCTATAGTAGATGGTGCTGAGGGCGACCATTTGTAAATCTTGCCATCACTTGCACAACAAAAAAGTAAATCTTCTCCAAAATTATCAAATGACCAAGATTTAGAATCAAAGAATAAACCAGACTGTGATCTAGCATCACCGTAATCTTCTACATTGTAATGATAAGCACCATAGCCAAGTGGATCGGTTGATGCATCTGATACAAAACCAGATGGTGTTATGTCATACCAAGTACCATCGTGGTTTACAAAAATCTTTTGTCTTGTTCCTACTGCTAAAACTTTTTTACCAGAATTGGTAATGTAGGCAAACATACCTGTTGGAGTGCCTGTTAATGCTGTATTCCTGATTTTTTCCCAACCACCAATAGGGCGTAAGTAACCATTTTGAAAACGTACTAAGTCGCTGTCAACCCAGCGACCTTTGTTGGCGTATTCAGTACCGTTAGTTACAACACCAGCGGGAGGCGTTACAGGCAGCAAGGCCATGTTATGAACTTAATGTTTTAGTTACGCTAGTAGGTGTTACTTTTTCAGCTATCTGAGCATCTAATGCAGCTTTCATAGCTGTAACAGTATCAGCAGTTAATGCTGTTTCTACCCAGCCTTGCACATCAGCATTAGTAAGACTTGACCAGTTTGTAAAACTAGACAGATCATCTGTGCTAACAGCTTGTGTGCCGTATAAAGTAGCAGTCCAGTTATTGCCATCGCTGTCTTTATTAGTACCATCGGTAGCTGTAAGCCTCCAATGCACATTGTAAACCACATTAGATTTACCGCTTTTTGCTGGGTATGTATCACAAGTTTTGCAATCCCATTCGTAAGATATTGCCATATTTATTCTCCTTTGAGTGTGTTAATTTCAGATTGTAAGGCTTCAATCTGTGTTTGTTGTTCTTGTATAGCTTTAGTTAAAACAGCTATATATCCTGCTGTCATACCACCTGTAATACTTTTTGTTTTCATTTCATCATCTTCAGTATTTACATATTCAGGTAAAACTTTTTCAACTTCTTGTGCTATAAAACCAGCTTCACGATGTTCCCCATTTTCTTTCCAATCAAATGATACTGGATTAAGTGCTAATATTTTATCTAATGAACCTGTAATTGGTTGTATATTCTCTTTGAGTCTTTCATCTGATGATGTAACAAATTGAACATTATTAACACCATTACCACCAATAGCACCCATATTTGTGCCAAAATTATTAGCAAAAAACCAAATATATCTATTAGCAGATGTTGTAGTTGTTGTACCTTTTGATAAAGATAAACAACCACAAGTATCAGAAGTTGAGGTGTTTCTTATATCTACAATAGCATTTCCTGCACCTGTTCCACTACCTGATACAGCTATCATATTATCACTTTGTATTACTGAAGTTCTACCTACTAATAATCTACCATCATTATTAACACGCATCCTTTCTGTGCCATCAGTATGAAATCTCATTACATTACTGTTAAATGCTTCTATATCAAAAGCAGTAGTTGTTTCATTATGTGATATACAACCTACTCTATCTCCATTTGTATCATGTATGCCTATAACAGCACCACCTGATGTATTTTTTGACCTTACATCAAGATTATTGAAATTAGTAAAGTTTGTAGGTGCTGCTCCAATTCCAACATTACCTGAACTATCAATAGTCATTCTTGTATTATTATTAGTGCCAAAATTTATGGGTTCATTTTCAAACTGCCAAACATTTAATGCTTCATCACTACCTAAACCAATAATAGCACCATCGCCACTACCACTACCTGTAGTACTATTAGTTATTTGTATGTAGTTTGCATCAGAAGAACCTTTATGCACTCCTAGTAAATAGTTAGGACTACTCGTACCAATTCCAACCAATCCTGCTTCAGTAATTTTCATTTTTTCTGATGATGCAGTTTGAAATACAATATCATTTCTAGCACCTGATGTTGATGAATTGGTTATTAAAGCTAAACCAGTAGTATCTTGATGTATAACAGATGAAACTGAATCGTTTGCTGAAAATAACTGTATTGCACCTGCTTTACCATTTTTATCAGATTCTATTGCAAGAGTATTAACATCTGTTGCGTGTTGAGTAACACTTGCACGATTAATTCCAACATTTTTTCCATCAAATATAAAATTTGCTTCTCCCTCTAAAGTATTTGCAGTGCCACTACCTGTAATAACTCTATTATCAGCGTTGTTGTTTATAGTTGTTCCTGCTGCTGCATCTTCCCAACCAACACCACTTCCTGTAGATGTTAAAACTTGTCCGTCTGTACCTTGTTGACTACCTATCGTAAGGTTATCTGTTTCTAGCGTTCCATCAATATCTACATCACCTGAAATATCTAAAGCTGTTGCTACCAAAGTACCAGTAATTGTTGCACCAGTATTACTTGTTTGAATTTTTGTAGAGTTGTTGTAATTTAATGCAACATAGCTGTCTGTTGGCATATCTATAAAAGTTTCATCGCCAGCAGCGTTCATTATTTTTACGCTGTCGCCCTGGATTAATAAATTACCAGTACCACCATCTTTAATAATACTGTGAGATCCAGAGTGATAAATCTCTAAATCATCGCCAGTTCCAAAAATAGCTTTTGCATTATCATCAAAGTTTGCTGAAGCAAATTTAACATTGACTGCTGTACCACCAGCTGCAAAGATTGCATCAAGAGCATCTAAGTCTGCATTTATTTTTGTTCCCCAGGTATCGGTTGATGCTCCTACCTCTGGTTTAGTTAAATTTAAATTCGTTGTAAATGTATCTGCCATAATTAATTCCTATTTATGCTGCTATGTCAGTCCAATCTGTACTTGTTGCGGACTGATCTGTCCAAGTTGTTGTAGCGGG